CTTCCGCCTGCGTAATAACTTTGTGCCTATTAATCCGGCGGAGTGGAAGTCGCAGTTCGACGTGATGGTTCAGGTCGGGCTCGGCACCACGGACGACGAGACGAAGATCGCGTTCCTGACGCAGGTTGCGGCGAAGCAGGAGCAAATCCTGATGCAGATGGGGCCGCAGAACCCGATTGTGTCGATGGAACAATACGTCAACACGCTGCGCTCGATTGCGGAAATAGGCGGCTTCAAGGATGTCGATCAGTTCTTCAATTCGCCGCAGATGATCCGCCAGCAGCAGATGATGCAGGCGCAACAGCAGCAGGCTCCGCAGCCCGACCCGGAGATGGTCAAGTTGCAGCAGGAGATGGAGATGGACCGCGCCAAGGCGCAGGCTGACATCCAGCTTGCCCGCGAGAAGATGGAGGCGGAGATGCAGCTAGAGCGCGAGAAGATGGCGATGCAGATGGAGTTGCGCCGACAGGAGTTGCAGGCTGAGGCCGAACTGCGTATGGCCAAGGCTGTCACCGACGCCGAGATATCAACCAACCTGCCGAGGGGCTGACGATGGCTGTATCAAAGACGGATTGGTCGCAACCGGCAAGCGCACCGGCAAACCAGTCCGGCGGCGACGCTAATATTCTGGCCCAAATCCAAGCCAATTTGGCCGACGCGGCGGCTCAAAATATGGCCGAACAAATCGCCGAATCCTACGGCAACGACTACGGCGCGGGCTTCTTCGACTATGGGCCTTCCTCGCCCCCCGTGCCTGACCTTGGCTTCGGGGCGTCTCTTGGTGCTGTGACCAACCCGCAGGTATATCCGACACTGACCCCCGGCCAGCAGGCGGACCTGAACCGCTACATTGAGGCCGGTCCGGGCCAAGATTACAGTTTCGGCATGTTGCCAAAGGTTCTGGGCTTGCTTGGTGCGCCCACGCGGTACGACCAAATCACCAGCGGCCAGTACAAGCCTGTGTTCGTTGGCGATAAGTTTTACGGCACCTTCGGCGCTGGCCCGTTCGGCGGGAACGTATACACCGGCCGCCCACTGCCAACCAACGTCGCGGCCGAGTACGGCATCCCCGGCTTTGAGGATACCAGCAGCGACCCCGAAGTCGTCGCCCCGGTGGCGGATGTCACAGGACAGCCGCGCTGCCCGGAGGGCTACATCTTCGACGAGGACTTGCAGGCGTGCCGCTTGGACACAAGCGCGCCCATCGCAAAAGCCCTTGAATCTCGCGCGCCAACGCGTTCATATAGTCTTTTAGATCAATCACCTGACGGCTTGCTGGAGTTCCAGCGCCGCTATGGGCTACCGCAGCAAGAGATGGGATTTAGTCTGCTGACATGAACGAAGGTAAAGCAAGGGAGAGACAGGACCGCGCCGCTAAGGCTGAGGCGCTCCTGCGAAATGAGCTTTTTGTCGAGGCGTTCGAGTACCTCGACGAGCAATTCATTGATGCTTGGAAGAACTCCGGCATTGATGATGCAGAGGCCCGCGAGAAGTTATTCCACCTCATGCAGGCACTTGGCGCTGTCAAGGGGTACTTCTCTAGCGTGGTCGAGGATGGTAAGTTGGCAAAGGCCCAGCTTGACGAGTTCAGGCGCTATGGCCGCATAAACTAGGAGCTTTTTGATGTCCGACAATCCGCAAGGAACCGGCCCTATTTCTTTAACTGATGCAGTTTCTCTTCTGAACACGCCCCCAGCGGACACCGTGGCGGAAGAGACCACCGAGGCGCAAGAGCCTCAACAGCCTGAGACCGAGGCGTATGAGCCAGAGGCGGAGACCGCAGAAGCGACCGCCGAAGGGGATTACGAGCAGGACGACGAGGGCGAAGACGCCTACGAGGCGGATGACGGCGAAGAGTACGAAGAGGAACCCCCGGAGGTCTACACTGTGAAGGTGGACGGCCAAGAGGTAGAGGTAACCCTCGACGAACTCCAGAACGGTTATTCGCGGCAGCAGGCGTACACTAAGCGCTCGATGGAGTTAGCCGAGCAGCGCAAAGCCTTCGAGGCTGAGCAAGCTGAAACGAGACAACTTCGAGACGCTTACGCGCAGCAACTTGATCAGTTGGCTGCCCAAATCCAGCAGGCAAACCCACAGGAACCTGACTGGAGAGCCTTGGAAGGCACGATGTCGGATCGCGAATTATTTCTGGCGAAGGCCGAGTGGGACCAGCAGAAGGAATACCAGAAGCAGGTCGAGGCCGAACGTCAGCGCATCGCATCGGAACAGGCTCGTGAGCAGGAGCAGAACCTGCGCCAGCACCTTGAGGTGCAGCGTGGCGAGATGCTCAGCCGCATCCCTGCGTGGCAGGATGAGGGCACTCGCGAGGCTGAGCGCAAGGAAGTGATTTCCTACGCTCAGAAGCGGATCGGGTTCAGTGAGGAAGAGATTGCAAACGCGTCTGACGCGCGAGCCATCGAACTCCTCTACAAGGCGTGGCGCTGGGATCAGCTTCAAGACAAAGCCCCCTCCGCCAAGAAGCGCACCCGACAAGCCCCGAAGATGGCCAAGGCAGGGCGACCGAAGACCAAGCGCGAAGTTGCTAACCGTTCTCGGCAAGAGGCGAAAAAGCGGTTTGAAACCGCCGGAACCGTCGATGCCGCTGTTGAGTATCTTATGGGCCGAAAGTAGGCCCGCAACTTTGAAAGGACAAAGTCATGACGACTTTCGCAACTAGCGCCGCCGTAGGTGAGCGCGAACAGCTTGCCGATGTGATTTACCGCATTAGATAGGGTAGGTGCGGTCTAAACCGGATGAACTGCTGGAACCCTAAGGCGCAAGCTATGGCAATCAGCATCCAAGCCCTCGGTACACCGGGGGAAGGTTCAGAGACTACCTGAGGGGTAAAGCCCCCTTAATAACAGGCTAGAGCGTCCGGCACTCCAACCCGGAGTGATGATATAGTCCACCCCCACCGAAAGGCTGGGATAGAGTGCGACCCTGCTGAAACACCAATCTTCTCCAACGTGAAGAAGGAGACATCTAACGGTATCTTTACCGAGTGGCAAGTTCAGGAGCTGGCATCAGCCGCGACCGACAACTACCACAACGAAGGTGCTGACACCTCGACTGCTGCGGCTACGCCTACCAGCCGCGTCGGCAACTACCACCAGATTTCCAAGAAGGTCTTCGCGACCTCCGGTACTCTGGACGCCGTTGACACCGCAGGCCGCGAGCGCGAACACAACTACCAGAAGGTCCTCAAGGGCCTTGAGTTGCGTCGCGACATCGAAAAGATGATCGGTGACACTGACGTTGCACGTTCTGCGTCTGATCCTCGCAAGTCGGCTTCGCTGTCTTGCTGGATGACCAACGGTTCGGTTGGCGGCGGTGCTGGTGCCTTCGGTACTGGCGACGGCACTGACACCATCACCAACGGTGATGACCGCGCACTGACGCTCGCCCTCATCGAGGACGCGCAGCAGGACGCTTGGACCGACGGCGGTAACCCGCGCATGATGGTCATGTCCGCCACGAACAAGGCGAACTTCTCGGACCTGTCCGCGACTGGTAACCTTGTCAGCAACGACGTGAACATGACTGCGGCCAAAGAAACCACCTATGTCGGCTCGACTTCGGTGTTCCTCGGCGACTTCGGCACGGTTGAGGCCACGCCGTCTCGCTTTATGGGCAACGACCGCATCTTCCTGATCGACCCGGACTTCGTGTCGCTCTGCACCCTGAACGGTCGTAACTTCCTCGAGGAAGACCTTGCCAAGACCGGCGACGCGACGGACAGCCACATCCTGTGCGAGTGGAGTTTGAAGCCTACTGCGCCAAAAGCGCACGCAGCAATTTTCGATCTTTCTGGTTCGTAATCAATGACTTAGGGGGCGGCTTCGGTCGCCCCCTTTCTCTATGAGGACAACATGAAGCGATATCTCTACACCGACCCGCGCACCCGCAAGGAAGTGTCCCTGCGCCAGAACAGCGACGGCTCGACCTACATCGAGCAGAAGCAGGAGTTTGGCGACCTGCTGAAAATCAACAAGCAGATGGCTGACGACTACAAGCCCGGCTCCCTGATCGGCAACACCCAGCGGCACACACAGCATGTGGCGGAAATCCCCAATGTGATATACAATCATCTCCTAGAGAAGTTCGGCCCGATCCGCGAAAACCCGAAAGCGTGGAAGGCTTGGCTGAACGACAGTGAGAACAAAGCGTTTAGGACAGGCGGCGGGATGTTATAATGGCTATTACAACATACAGCGAATTGAAGGCGGCGATAGCCAACTTCCTCGCGCGCGATGACCTGACCAGCGTCATCCCCGACTTCATCCAGCTTGCCGAGGCGCGGATGTCTCGCGAGCTTGAGACGCGCAGTCAGGAGAAACGCGCCACCGCAACGCTGACGGCAAGCGACGAATACATCGCGCTGCCGACGGACCTGCGCGAGGTTCGCGAGGTCAAGCTGAACACGACGCCCGTCACGGTGCTGACCTACTA